GCTGCTGCATTTCCACCGCCGACTCCAGTAGAAACTCCCTCTGGATATTGCATGACCTGTCTTGCACTAGCAGGCAATGATGGCATCTGCGGTTTTCTTGGTTTTGGTTGTGGTAAAACTTTATTTCTAACAGTTCTACTCAGTTTTAATAATTCAGTGAAAGGGTTTAGTTTGTTTATCGTATTTAATATTCCACCATTAGAATACATTTGTATTTGCTTGTAAACATCTCCAACCACACCACCTTTAGATAGCAAAGTTGGTTGCCAACCCCAAGGCATAGGATTACCCATAGGGTTTGGCATACCTCTTAAATTAGGTCTTGGAATATAACCACCCTGAGGTCTTACATATCCTGGATGTGGGAGTGGAGTATGAGGTCCCAGTGGAATATCCGATGCTACTAAGTTAGAAATATTTCTAAAGTAATTTTGAGATTCTGAATTGTAAAGTTCAAGATCCTGAGATTGTGAATTGTAGATGTTAAAATCTTTCATTCCACCATCTGCGGCAGTTCTTATATCTCTCGTGAGTGTTGTTACAGGATTTGGAATAGTAACACCGCCATTTGCTTGAGGAGCATTTTCAATATAACCCATAACTGTACTTTGCGGCAAGAAATGACTGATTTTTTCTATACCACCAGATGCTCTATTTGTTACAATTCCGCCAGTAGCCCTCACGGAATCAATTCCAGATAATGCAGCACCTGCTTCAAGTAAAGTTCCAACATTACTCAATATTTGCCCACCAACACTTGCAGCACCACCAAGAATTGGCATTGCTGCACTTCCAACTTGTTCTGTTGTTGGCAGAGTTATTGGATTATTTTTAAAATCAAATGCACCTTTAACATCTCTAGTTAATCCAGTTAATGCTTTACCAGCAAAAGTATTTCCGACTGATGCAAATCCTGGCAATCCCCCTTCAAAATCAGGTATTGGAGGAATTAATGGAGGAATTGGAGGAATATTAATTTTTGGTGTTCGTGGTAATTGTTGCCACCATGGTTTACCCTGAGGTGTTGGAGTAGGTTGAGGTGGTGTTGTAGGTGCAGTTTTTGGTTGAGTTCCTGGAGATGTTCTAGTTTGAGGTGAAGTTTGTGTCTGTGTTTGTGTTTGTGTTTGGGTCTGTTGTTGTTTAGCAGTATTTGGTTTTTTTGGTGGTGTTGGAAAAGTTACTGGAGCACCTGCAGTTGGTTGCTGATTCTCAGGTAAATTTATGCAAATACAATCTTTCTTTTTCTTACCAAAATCAATAGTTTTGTCTAACAGATATTCTTGAAATGTATTATTGTATAATTCTCTTTTCTTGAAGTTAACTTCCTTCTCAGTAATAATTTGAATATTTTGAAGCTTGATAATATTCTTCATCAACTTTTCAGTTGACATCATCTTTGCTTCAATTGCCTTTAAATACCCCTGAATAGTTTTATTCTTGATATTAGGGGTTTTGATATTCTCAAGTTTTAATGTAGGTAACTTTGGAGTTGCTACAGGAGTATCATAAAGACCAACAACTTGATCTGGTGTTAAAGGAGGATTTACTGCTCTAACTTCAACACCACCAGATGATGCATTTGGAGTAAAGTTTTGAGTTGTTGGTTGTGTAGTAGTTCCAGATTGAGTTGTAGTGGGTTGTTGAGCAGCAGGAGGTGTTGCAGCAGGAGGTGTTGCAGCAGGAGGTGCAGGAGGATTACTGCCTCCTGGTGGATTTGGTCTTGCTCCTGGTGTTCCTGGCATTACTGTTGCTGTGCTCTACGTTTGTTTTCTTTTTCAATAAATTCAACTAACAAACTTACATAAATGTCTCGTTCCCAAGGCATCATATCTTCAATTTCAGTCAAAGAATATTTATGATGCTGCATAAGGTTGAAATTTAAGCGGAAATAGTTTTCCAGATCATTCTGAAAAACTGCTATGCGAAAAAATTTGCCAGACCCTCAATCGTCACCTCACTTTTAATACCCGTAACAGGATTTGTAATATTAATTGTATGTTTTAATTTAGGCATAGTATTGAAGAAATCTTGAAGTTTCTCATATTGTTTTGGTTCAAGATCTTCAACCCACTGCTCCATTTCTTTGCGAGTAGAATTTGCAGATTCCCATACCTCTTCATTATTATAAATTTGATCAATACAATCTACAGCATAATCAAATGTATTCTCAATTGCAGTTTTTTTATCAAGATCTTTTTTATTCATAATATATTTCATGGTAGGATATTTCATTTTAACAAAATATCCATTTTCAAGATCAATAACATTTGTATGTGAATCACCCTTCACAACTTTAATATCATCAATATTAATTTCAACTTCTACTTGAGTCTGATTGTCGTCAGGGCAAGTAATAGCAAACTCAAGAACTTCGCCAACAGACTTTGCGCGAACATTTAAGAAGATATATTCAATATCAAATGTAGAAAGTTCTTCTACATCAATCTTTGATTGTACGCAATTATTGATAATCTGAACAATGGCATCAGTCATCTCTTGTGTGTTTTCTGATTCCATTGCAAGTAAAAGAAGTTTTTCTTCTTTAACAACAAATGGTCTGTATTTAACTTTTTTCCCTGATGATGGAATTGTTAATTCATGAAGCGGAACATTAATCTTGGGCAGTGACATACTCAATTAACCTCTATAATTAATAATAAGTGGAAACGTATTTTTCGTATCTGAATTGGACTTGCAATTTATTTAGTGTTGATGCACCATACGCTAATGGCACAGTCTGTACATTGTATGGATATGCTTTAAACATCTGATATAAAGCACTTTGACCACCATTTGGAGCAGAAGAATTTTTATAAAATTTAGTAACTTCAATTGCACTGCAAATTGATTGATCATAATAACGTAATGTAGTTACATTAGTTCTTGAAGATCTCCTACTTCTATCACTATATTCAATTTTTTCTCCTCCATTCAAATCATATTCAGGGAACATATAATACATCCAGATGTCAAAGAACTTTGCTGGTTGAAGTTTGTTCGTCATAATAAAACTAAGAGTAAAATCATTATAAAGTTTTGCTTGAGGATATTGAATTAATCTGCCAGTATACAGACCATCAATTTCGCTAGTTGCAGAATATTGACCAGGAAGAGATGCTTCATCACATAAAAGCATCATATTTTTGAAAGCACCATCAGAAGAATTTACATTAAATCCAGCATCCCTAAAAAGTTGAAGCAATTCAGAATTATTTTTACCATCAAACTTAAAATTTACCGAATATTCATTAGAATATGAAGCACCTTTGTCGTTATCAAAGATACTTCTTAATTTTGTTATTGATGAGACTAACGCCATTAAACTCTAAATAAATATACGTCTTTTAATATATTTATGGCATACTCTGGGAAATACTTACCGAACAATCCCAAGAAATATAAAGGCAATCCAACACAGATTTATTATCGTTCTCTTTGGGAACTAAAATTCATGAAATGGTGTGATTCTAATGATAGTATTCTTGAATGGGGAAGTGAAGAAATTGTCGTGCCATATCGCTCACCATTAGACGGAAAATATCATAGGTACTTTGTAGATTTTTATGTGAAAGTAAAAACTCGTTCTGCTGGGATTAAAAAATATTTGATTGAGATTAAACCAAAAAAACAGACAGTAGAACCAGCAGTACAGAAAAGAAAAACCGCAAGGTACATCAATGAAGTAACCACATATGTAGTAAATCAGGCAAAATGGGAAGCTGCAAGAGAGTGGTGTGCTGACCGACAACTAGAATTTCTTATTCTCACGGAAGATCATCTCAATGTCAAGTAAAGGTTTTGGTAAAGATGTAAAATCACCAAAAGGTGGATTGGAGAAACATATTGTCAAGAAATCTGGCGGACAAGCAAAAAGTGTTGAATGGTATCGTAAAGAAGTTCTTGAATATCTTTATGAGAATGTAACTGAGGAGGTTCTTCCTGGTAAGATGTACTTCTTTGAATATGATCCCAAATATAAAGACAAATTACCGAGATATGACACCTATCCTCTAGTATATGCTTTTGATAGAGGAAAAGATGCTTTTATAGGTCATAATTTACATTACCTTCCTCAAAAAATTAGACCAGTTTTAGCAAAAGCTATTCTAAATAATACAGCAAGATTCACTGACGAAACAATTCACAAATATATCTTTAAGAATGCTGATAATTTCTTTTTTGAAGTGAAAAAGGAAGATTGGGAATTTATCGCAACCCTACCAATAGAGAAATTTATCACTAAGTAAATGTCAACAGTAAGATACCCCTCAGAATTTCAATCTACTCCAAATACTGATTATATGCAAATTGAGTTGATTATAAAAGATTATTCTCAAGCAGGTAATCTGGGGCAGGATGGAGTTAGTACATATAATCAATCTGGTGTAGGACAATATAAAGTTGTTGGCGATCCCAGTACATTGATTTTAAATATGCCACAAAGAGTAACTGAGCAAATCTCACAAGATTGGAGAAATTCTGCGCTGGGACCAGAAGCATCCGCAATGTTTTCAGGAAGATCAACAGTGGGTAAAAATCTTGGAACATTTGCTGGAGATACAATCAGAAGACTAATTGAAAATAGTTTATTATCTAGTGCTGTATCTGGATTAGGAAAATTGGGTGCGAGTAATATTAATGAAAATGCTATATTATCAGGCACCAGCGGAATTATATACAATCCTATGTTGGAAGTTTTATACGATGGACCTCAATTTAGACAATTTAATTTTCAATTTGTTCTATTTGCAAAGTCAGAAAAAGATGCACAAGCAATCAAAAAAATTGTAAGATTTTTTCAAATTGCAAGTGTACCTTCATACAATGGACAAGTAAATGGACCTGGACTTGCTGGTGTGATAGGTTCATCATCTACTGTTGATACTATATCAAATATTGGAGCGGCAGCTGGGAGTGTTTTAACTGGTGGAAACCCAGGACAAATTATTAAAGATCTGGCAGCATCAGCTACTAAAAATGCAGCAAAATCTATAGCAACTGCTGCGGTTGGCAATTCAATTTTTGCTGGCGGAATCAACAATTCAACAGACAGTAGGTTTATCAAACAACCTCCACTTTTAAGAATAACATATAAGAGGGGTCCTAACCAACATCCTTATATTCTTCCATTAAAACCATGTGCAATTACCAATATGAATATTGATTATACTCCAACTGGTAATTATACAGTATTAGATAATTTTGGTAATGAAACAGTGGCAACAGTTGTTGCTACAAATATAACTTTAGGATTAACTGAAGTGAAAACCATATTTAATGAAGATTATTATGATAATGGTGTTTCATTCAATAGATCGGTTTAATAACAATGTTTTTCTCACTTCTTCCAAATGTTGAGTTTTCTCAACATAGAAACAAATACAGATTTACGGATCAAGATTTCGTAGTTGCTAAAAATATCTTTCGTAATTTGTCATTTGACAACAGCATATATGCAACCGATCTTTTTGCAGAATTTACTGTAAAAAATGGTGCTAGACCAGATTATATTGCAGAATTACTGTATAATAATGCAGCATATGACTGGGTGCTTCTTCTGACGAACAGAATCATCAATCTGTATAATGATTGGCCTTTATCTTCTGCAGATTTTGAAAAGTCTGTTTATAGCAAATATGAGAATCCTTTAGAAATCAGACACTGGCAGACTTTAGAAATTAAAAACTATAAAGGCGAAATTGTTCAACCAGCTGGTATTATTGTATATTACGACCCTGAAGACCCCTCCTCATATACTTTAAGATATATCAGATCTAATACTGAAGAAATTGCGACTGGAGATCAGGTTTTAGAATCAGTAACACATTATGAGTATGAACAAGAAATCAACAATAAAAAGGCAGTTATTCAAATTCTTAAACCAACGTATTTGAATCAATTTGTGAAATTATTTAAAATTTCAACTGGATACTTACCGAACGAATTACTCGGAAATAATACTACTAAGAGAACTCTAAATTCTAGCAATATATTCAATAACATCACATTATAAAAAACCCCCCAGACCAAAAATCTGGGGGAATTTTTTTTCCGACTTTTTTTGAATTAAAAAGTGAATTTCCCCCAGGAAATCAGTCCTCTTCTGCCAGGCGGGCGAAGTAACTCAGGGTATCATCTTCATCATCGGATGCAGTAGACTTAGCAGCAACCTTTGGCAGAGAGGGTTCACGAGTCACCGTGCTGGCAACAGAATTAAACACAGGACGACTAGAACGTGCTTGAATAGGAATTTCAAAGTCTTCCTCTTCATCTTCAATGGTCTCACGATCCTGACGAGGTGCTGCCTTCTTCAGGACAACATTCATGCGAGACTGCAGTTCATCATAGGACTTGAATGAGGAAGGATTGACAAACTCTTTAAGAGAATATTCACTACGCCAAACCTTTTCAAGTTCAGAGTCATCAAAGTCACCAAGAGTACTGATAGAAGTGAATTCAGAACTATCATAGTTCCAATAACCAGCAACCTTTTTGATCTTCAGTTTAAAGTCTGCACCTTCCCAGAAGTCAAAGACATTGATGGGAGTTTCATCTTCAAATTCAGGTTTCATTGCTTCCTGAATCTTATCAAAGATTTTCTTGCCGAACTTATACAGGAAAACTTTACCGTTGTTATCGGGATTAGAAGGATCACTCACCACATAGATGTTAGAGTAGTAGTTGAGTTTACGCTTCTGTTTGCGAGCGATCTCTTTATCACTTTCAATACCAGAATTCCAGAAACCAGTATTCAGTTCACATACAGGGCACTTTTGACCCAGAGTGGTGGGGCAGTTGTCAATCAACCAACCACCAGGACCTTGAAACCCGTGATGCCAGACCTTCACCCAAGGAAGATCATCACCGTCAGCAGCGGGCAGGAAACGGATAACGGCATAACCGTTACCAGATTTGTCAACGGTAGGTTTCCAAAGACGGTCATCATCACCGTTACCATTGACAGGGTTTTGAAGTTTCTCAATCTCTTGAGTGAGTTTTTCAAAACCAAATTTGGATTGCTTCTTAAGATCAGCAAAAGACATTCGTATTACCTCGTAGTGTGCGTTGGATTCGTTGTGTGCGATGGCACTTAACCATCATAACCTATTTAGATCTTCCCGTCAATGGTTTGCTGCCTCAAGTCTGTCATGGATTCAATAAAATCATCATAGATCTGATTCATATTGAGATGATTGGGACTCATGCCAAGCATGATTGCAGCTTGTCTGAACTGTTCCTTGAGATCTTGTGCTCTGGGATCATCAGACAGACTCAACCGATTGTAGAAGATCTTCTGACGTTCAATCAGGTCAATCATTTTATCAAAATATTCAATTCGTTCGTTGTATGGAAGGATTGGAATTTGTGGAATAATTTTAATGATTTCTTGTTGAAGATCACTAATTTCTTCCGCTTCTCTCCTTACGATTTCGGAGTCAAAGAAAGACATTGGTGGTCAAGTACCTTTTCCTTAAGTGTACATTTATATTTAACAATATCTGCAGTAATGAATGGAGAATACTTTAGGGCGGTTCTCCTCACATCCTTCCAGACTAATTGTTCTGTAATCATTCTATCAAATCTTGGAACAAAATCTAGTATCTGATTCATGATAACAAAAGTTTCCATTGAGATTTTTTTCCCCAACAGAAACTTTAATAGTGGTGGGTGAGTTCCTTCTAATCTAAAAAGATTATCAAACTCATGAACTTCTGATAGGATGAAATCAATATCTTCACTGAAAGTATAATGTAAACTTTCCATTCTCTTCTTCCAGTCCTGATAATGATCTTCCCCATCAGTTCTAATCATAGTCCCAATCCAATTAGAAGGATCAGCGACGAAGTTAGCGATGAAATAAGGAAGAATCTCGCACTCTTGGTGTTTATTGGTGAGTTTCTTGAAAAAATACCTATCCTTCCTTTTCTGGAAATTTTCTTCTGTGATTTTGGTTTTGCCATTGAATTTAAAGTAATCATAATTGTCGGTAGTGAAGTGTAACTTCAGTGCGACATACATTTTATAGGATTCAAAAGCGGTCATATGATAAGTTTTGCTTTAGAAGATTTTTTCATATAGTTTAATCTCTGAGCATCATATTTAATTTTTTCCTTTAGAGGCTTGGAGATTAACTTTGAGACCGTTTCAATCTCAATGCTATTTTCCATGCAGTAATGAACTATACATTCAATATAATTCATAGTGCCATCGCAGGTCTTCATAAGGTTCTCAATTTCTAATGAGAACTTTGCTGAAGTCATAAACTTTTCTTCTAATATTTCATTAATTTTATCCTTTGGCATCAGCAAATTTGGCTCCGTTGTGAAAGCTAACAAAGTCATGAATGTAGTTCCTCAATAAATCAATATACATCATTTTATCATACTTTTCAAAAAATTGCACTTCGCCATCAGAACAAGCCTGAATAACCACAATCTTATCTACCTCAATTCCAGTGCGTTCGTAGTACATGTAAGCATAAGCAACACACTGAACATAATAACCTTCAATCCATTCTTCTTTTTTCTGCTTCGCTGAAGTTTTAAAGTCAATGATTGCTAGTTCGCCGTTATACTCAGCAATACAATCAACTCTGCCAGCAAGGCCAAGATAATCACTGTACAGAGGCGCTTCAAGTGCATGAATATTATTTATGTTATCTAGATAAGGTTTTGCGGATTCAAACAATTGCCATGGTTCTGAAATACTTTCATTAAGATCCCTTGGTTCTACCTGAAGGTTGTTTAGGTAGTCTTCAGCATACTTATGAAATTTTGTACCACGAGTTGTACCTAGTTTAGAAATACGATCTGCTTCAACATCTCCAACTCGTTTACGCCAGTCAGCAAAGAATTGTTTGCTTTTATGAGTAGTAACAGAAGTAATGGAGGGATACCTGTTCCCGTTGGGTACGGGATAGTATCGCACTCCATTTACATAGATTGGTTCAGGAAGTTCAATTAAAGAATTACCAATGTGATTAAACATATCAAAGACCGAGATTCATTTTACTTACAAGATAGGATTTGACAAGACCAGAACGGACAATATCATCAACACCGAACTCAATGCAACTAAACTCTTTCATAGTCTGAAGAATACGAAGGAAGTCAACGATACCATTACGTTCATGTTGCTTAACTAAATCGGACTGAACAACATCACCACAGAACATAATTTTACAATTCTCACCAACACGAGTGATGATGGAATCAAGTTCGTGGAAGTTCAAGTTCTGACATTCATCAATCAGAAGGATTGCATTGTCAAATGTAGTACCACGAATGAATGATGTACTCCAGAAACTAATGGTTCCCTGATTCTTGAGATTTCCATAGAGCATTTCAAATGAATTCTCATCAGGCATCTTGAACATATACTTTACCATATTCTTATAAGGAATCTGATAAAGGGAAGACTTATCTTCATGATCTCCAGGAAGGAAACCAATCTCACGAGTGGCAACCAAAGATCTCACGATGTAAATCTTTTCGTATGGAGTTCTCTCATTGAGCACATCTTTGAGAGCGAGATAAAGGGCAACAAATGTTTTGCCAGTACCAGCGGCACCATATGCAAATAAGTTTTGATCAAGATTATAATCATGGAACATCTTTTCCTGATTTTCGGTCAGAGGTTCAATGCTATTCAAATAATCTAAATTGATTGGTTTCTTACGTTGCATTTGTTTGTTACTCATCCCAAAGGGAACGGGGTTGGAATTTTTTCTTGCTCTTGGCATATCAGGTATAACGTGACAGGTTTGCGTTAGGGTGGGCTTTTTGTACTTTTTGCATCACCTCTTTGAATCCATCCGATTGTTTGGGTTCACCATATATAGTTCCTCCAACACCAGCCATCCAATCTTTATCCCAGTCGGGATTATCTTTTCTCCATTGTTCATAGTCCTTCATGGACATGTACATTTCTTGTTTCTCACCAGTCTTGGTGTTAATTACTGCGTAGGTAGGCATAGTTATTCAATCGTAATAGAAGGGGCATCAACACACTCAGGGCATTCTTCTCCACGTTCCCAACCCATTGCTTCAGCAACATCAGGATACTGGCAGCAGAAGATGCATTTAATTGCTTCAGCAACCTCTCTGTGCTCCTTCTGTGTGCCGTTTCCAGAGCGTAGTTCCAGATAATGCAACCATGACCTTACAGAACCCTTCATGTAGATTCTAGTGGGCGTAGCGAGCGGGAGAACGAATCTTGCACACTCCTTAGCAACACCCTGAGAGAGCAATGAATCATAAAGTTTCTGAGCATTGTCAAAGTGTTCTTGAATTTTTGTTTGCATTCCAAGTTTAACATAATCACCAAAATCATCAATAGAGTTCTGACGATTCTTTGTATCTTGACGACGAAGATCTGGGATCATCGGTCTATCTGCAAGAAGTTTCGTATCAGCATAGCGTTGCGAAAATTCCTGATATGTAAAGGACCTATGACGAAGAATTTGTGCTGCGATACCTCTTGTAGTATTGATCTCTACTGTCATATCTGCTTGCTCAAAGATACTCCAGTGACCTTCACGAATACAGTAGCGAAGAAGACCAGCAGAACTATCAAAGTTTTTTTGATTCGCTGGATTACTCACACGGGCATTATATGTAATAACTTCTTGACCTGATTTACCCTGAAGTTCTCCAGCACCAACTGTGACGGCAATCAGTTTAATTAAAGGCTTCATTTAATTCCAAACTGGGACAGAGTTATTCTAGCAATAAAAAAGGGGGGTGTCAAGCCCCCCCACTTTAATTATTTTTTATATCTATCTTACATTCCTTTGGTGAAATTTGTTTTAACTCCCATATTAAATCATTCTTTGCTTGTGCTGGCATATCTGTTTTATAGATTCTACCAGCAATCAACTGCGCCTGAAGACAGGTTAGAATGAGTGCTTCCATCTTTCCAAAGAGATGAACGTATTGTATATATTTATTTTGATTGCACCTTAATACACAAAAATTAATCCTTTCTTAAGGTATTTAAATGTGATAGAACACAATCCCTAACGGACATTAATTCATTATAGCATTTCTGATCATGAGCTGCTTGACGCAATTCATGATCAGGTTTATAAACACTTTCTATGAATAAATCTAGACCACGATTCCATTTTTCTTTATAAGATTCTTCAGTCACGTTGTCTCCAGTCATCGGGTTTGTCCTCTGTAAAAAAATCTATAATATCATCTACACTATCAAATCTACGAACACCCTTTGATTCATGTCCGATACCACCAATATCAAGTTGATTTAAAAAATCATCTAATCCCCCCTCTTCCATCTCTGGATTAGCAGCACGGCGGCGGGCTTGTCTTAAGATCGTTGCTGCAGATCTATTTGAGTTTGCAAGTTTTTCTGCCCAAATCATATCAGATAGTTCAACTGGTTCACCACTGATAATTTTTTCGCAGATTGCTTCTAAGCGCAAGCGATATTGTGTTGAGAGCATAGTTACCTTTTCTTTTTCTTTTCTTCTGGAGGTTGATTGCCATAGAGTCTTGGATTTACTCTACCTTCTGTTTGTTTGAAAGATTTAAAATCTCCACGATAATGATCCCAATAATGATCAAAGATATCCAACTTCTTATTACATTGAACAATATCGTACTTAATCACTCCATCAATTTCATACGTCACAATATATGCAGTATATGGCAAAGTTCTATCCTTCGCCAATTCTGGATCACAATCCTGATAGAGGATTTTTACAGTCAAGAGCGACCTCCCCAAGTGATTTGAGGAAATGCTTCAGACACAACATTCTTAGTAATTTTATAACGTTTACCAAGTTGTTTATCTTTTGTGAGACAAACAACCTGTGCTTCATCCATATGAAGACCTTCAAGCATACGAATGAACATACCTTCCCTATGAACCTTACTCAAGGAATCATTACCACCTTTCACAAAATGATAAAACAATCTTGATTCATGTTCCAAAACTGTATGTTCTGTACCTACAGGAGCTTCATTGGGAGTATAAGGTACTTCTCCAGAAGGAATCATAGACACAACACTTTCATCAAAGTTCCAGATTAAAATGGAACGAAGAGTTGGTGTATTATGTTCTTGTAAAATTTTAATTTTTTCTGCTTTAGTCTTTGCGTTACTAACTTTTTGTAGAACTTCAGAGATTAACAATTTCATTTTTTCAACCAGGGTAAATTACTATTAGAAAAACAAAATTCAGTCATCAGATCATTCAGTTGATATTTTCTGAAATACTCTAGTGGTACTGATTTCTTTACAGTATTTAGAGAATCATAATAAGTAATGATGTTATTCTCAATATACTCAGGAATACAATCAAAGTCAATAAGAGTTCTATTCCTTTTAAAGTTTTTATATTGTTCTTCTGTACAAATATCATAAGGATCATTGACCATGAAACTGGCAATGACTTTTTTACTCAAAGGTTTCTGACGTTGATTCGTCAGAAAAGTATCATCAGGTGATAAAAAGTTAGGTATTCCGTCAGATCTGTCACCTTTAACTACATGCTCATTCAAAAATTCTTTAACTTCTTTACGAGTAAATTTAATAAACTTTTTGAGGATAGGATTGTACTGATGTACAAAAGGATACTTCTGAAGTTGAACAAAATCTTTGTCTCCAGAAAGAATTAAGATTTGGTCAGAACTTCCATTCTGATAATGACGCTTACACATGACAGAAATAATATCATCTGCTTCGGCACCGTCTACCTCAATAACTTTATAGGGAAATAATTGTTTGATCTCATCCCGAATAGCATTCAAACACCCAAAAATAGTATCCCAATCAAGACCAGATTTTTCCCGATCTTTTTTGCGATTCTGTTTGTAGTAAGGGAATACTTCCCTACGCCAGTATCTGCGAGAGTCATAACATAGAACTAATTCACCGTAAGTATCGGAAAACTTTTTCTCGTAGGACCTGATACTATTCAGTACCATATGTCTCATAAAGTTTTCATTCAATTCACCTGATGACTTAATTTGTGCCATCAGATTTGAAATCATAGTCTGATTCATATCAACCAGAATCATTTAATCATCCTCCTCATCTTCATCTACTAAAAATCTTACAGAGTACAGTTCAGAATTAATTGGGTTTCCATTATCATCAAACAATTCAGGATGATCTGACAACCTGTTCCTTGAAGTGGCATTCTCAAAATATTCTCTACCAAACCACCCAAATACAAATCCCAAAATTCCAAACATTACAATTAAGAATCCCGAGAAAAAGAGGGTTACGGAAATCATTTTATTTCTCCTGATTGTTTTGTTACCTTAAACCAAAATGTGAGGTGGTAACGGATTTCTTGTTTACCTAACTTTAAAACTCTTTCGGAGGAAATTTTAAAATCAGGATCATAAGATTTCCTCCCTCGTAACATTGCTTGTACACCTTTATTTATTTGCATTTCTTAAATGTCTCAATGTTGATTTGATGTCTCCCGTGTATTCTTCATCAATATAAACTTGAGGAAAGTTACACCTTTGAATCAGAGGAACACTAGGTTCCATTTGAATATATTCAGTAAAAGAAATTCCATCACCTTCTTCTCCCATACGAAGAACTTTAACTTCCTCATATGAAATTCCAGAGGTGTTTAGAATTTCTTTAAGAACATTACAATATGGACAATTATTGATGCTGTAAATCTTTACTACCATTCTTCAACTCATAATAATATTTTAAAAGTTCTTTATCAGACATTTGGTTATAATAACCACTATAATATCGTGAGTTTAGAATTGTAGGATTTTCATCATACTCATCAAAAAGAATGAATTGGATTCTTTTGATCAAAGAAGTGCGATCCATAGCGGTGTACCTCTGTATTGTGTTCTTATTTATTCTACCTCACCGACCTCCGTTGTGTCAAGCTCTAGATTTGCAGAGCGATCTAATTGCGATGCAACCACCAGAGGGTTGCGTAAAAGGTTTTTAAATTCTTTAGTTTTTCTTTGAAGTTGCTGAGCAACATTTGTATTTTTAGATGTTTGCTTTGGAGTTGGTGCGAAACCTTTGTTCATTTTCATTATTCGTGGCGTCATTATTATAGCGTGGTTTTCCTGGTCTGTAAAGTTGCGGCCATGTATCTCTTATAATTTCTGCAAGTTTATAGGGAGTGTTTTCGTTGATCATAGTTAATTAAAGATTAAAAAACCACCCCTTTTGGGGGTGGTAGTACTCATGATGTGAGTGATTATTATCCAATGGCAGGTGCTGTGAGGGCAACAGGAGTGCTATCAGCAGCAGCCAGATCCAGTGGGAAGTTGTGTGCGTTACGTTCATGCATAACTTCCATTCCAAGACCAGCACGGTTCAGAACGTCAGCCCAGGTAGGAATGACACGGTTCTGACTATCAGTAATAGACTGATTAAAATTAAAACCATTCAGGTTGAATGCCATGGTGCTAACACCAAGAGCGGTGAACCAGATACCAACTACAGGCCATGCTGCGAGGAAGAAGTGCAGTGAACGTGAGTTGTTGAACGATGCGTATTGGAAGATCAGGCGACCAAAATAACCGTGAGCAGCGACAATATTATAAGTTTCTTCTTCTTGACCAAATTTGTAACCATAGTTCTGACTTACTTCTTCTGTGGTTTCACGAATGAGGGAACTAGTGACCAGAGATCCATGCATAGCAGAGAAAAGAGAACCGCCAAATACACCAGCCACCCCAAGCAT